ACTTCGCGGTCATGGAGCGTCCAGGCTCGGAACCCACGCGGTCCCCACTGGGCTCCGTAGCCTTCGCTTGCCCAGCCTGGGGGTGGGCCAACCAGTCGCTTCATTGGACGTACCTCCAGTAGTAGCCACCAGCGGTCTGGTGCTTCGAGACGGCACTGTAGATGGTCTGGACGTGGACCCCGACGCTGCGGGCGGCAGCCTTGGCTGAGTCGAACACGACGCCATCCTCACGCTCGACGCGGCGCAGGCGGCGATATCGGCGGGGCTTGGCGGTCGGTGGGACGGTGCCATCGGCGTAGCGCCACATATACCCACCGGCAGCATGGCCCCCTCGGACGGCATGGCTAACCCCGGACCAGCAGACATGGACGGCGCGGGCAGCCTCGGTCATTGAGCGGTAAACGATTCCTGTTTCGACGCACAGGACGGGTCGGGGATTGGGCATAGGGAGACACGACGAACGTCAACAGCTTGGGGGGATGGACGGCCATCCCAGTGGACTTCAACTCGCCAGCAGTTACCCCCGACCAGAACGGGTGCGCTGACGATTGTGCCCTCCTCGGGAGGGGTGCGGTTGTTGAAGAGTTCGATCTTGACCTTGCGGACCCGGCATCCAGGGGCGAGGTCGCAGATGGAACGCGCACCGGTGAAATTCTTCCGGCGGCGACCGGACTCCTTGAGGCGGCACTCGACGGTGCTGCGCCAGCAGTCGTAGCAGAGTTGGGCCTGCTTGCGGGCTTCGGTGCCCCCGTAGGAACGCTTGCCGCACTCACGACAGTTCACCATTCTGCGGTCGTCTCCAGGGCACGTTCCAGATACCAGTGGGCCTTCTTCAGGTCCTGAACGAAGGTGCCTTTGTGGGGAGCCCGCCACAGGTACTTCAGGATGCAGCCGACGTGGTAGGCCATATCGGGCGGGTAGTGGGCTACCACCTGCTCGATGGCGTCAATGCACTCGATGCTGCCTTGTGTGTAGTGCGGCGGGTGCTTGATGTTGTCGGGCTGTTGCTTCGTGTCCATTGGCGTACTCCCAGTAGTGACCGCAGCATCTGGTGCGGTGGTGGATGGCTTCGTAGATGGCGGCTGCTGTGACGCGGTTGGCGCGGCCTGCTTCCGCCATTGAGGGGTAGATGGTGCCGGTGCCGATGCAGCGCACCGGGGTGCGGCGTCCCTGGCTTTGGCCGGGCGGCGGCGGCTGCTGGAACCAGACCCTCGGGTCTTCGCCAGCGGGGTAGATGTGCAGCCCGCTGATGGGCTTACCCTCGTCGAAGTTCATGTAGTCCCGGCCCGTCCTGCGGCGGCAGAAGAGCGCCGCTATGGCGGCTGGGAGGCTCGGGAACGACTGGCCGGTTTCCAGCACCCGGACGGGGATGCTGCTCATGCACTCCCCTCCGTGTCATCATCGACGGACTGGAACAGCGACACCGGGCAGAAGCCATCGGCGCAGGGGTCAAGCTGGGATTTCAGGTCCTGGCGCAGCTGTTCACGCAGGTGACGGACATCGTTCCAGTCCAGAGCCGCCAGCCACGTCCCGTAGGCGACCTTTATTGCGCTGTCATAACTGCAATAAATCTCCCGGTTTTTCTCCCACCAATCAAAAAAGGCGTCTTGTCGGCTCACAATTACAACTCCTGAATACGGACAGTGGCAATGCCGTCAGTCGGAACGCCCAAGCGGCGGGCGGCTTCGTAGCTGAGGTCGATGGACTCGCAGGCGCAGCGGTCGGTGATGGGCACCACCAGGGACCGGCCCCGATGGGTCACCCTGACGCGGGTGCCGCAGGGCAGCCAAGGGTGGGCGGCGCTGACGCGGTAGTCGTTGTAGGTGCCACCGCAGGCATCGGGCCGACCGTGGAACCAGCTGTGGTAGACAGTCGCGGTGACGTGGCGACCGCCGTGGTGGGCGTCAGCGATGGTCGGTTGGAGAAGTGCGAGGGCTGCGGTCATCGCTACGGATAGTTTCAGAATCGTCATTGAGAATTGCCATGTCGATGAATGCGTCGCTCCAGCTGTCGTAGCGGAGCAGGTTGCGGGGCGGGCACAGGCTGCGGAGAACCCAAAGGTCTCCATCTCGGCTGATTTCGTAGTTACCCATCGGCCTTCTTCCTGGCGCGGGCGGCCCGCATTCGGTCACGGGCCTTCCGGCGTTCGTACTCCTGGCCATCGGGAGTTTTTACCCAGCAGCGGGAGCAGATGCCATGCCCGCTGTAGGGACCGTCTTCTCCGTACATTCGGCGACCGCACTGCGGACACCGAGGGGAAGGTGGCAGTTCGCCAGAATGGCGCAATCGCCACAGTCTCTGTCGTTCGGCATTGGACTTGTTCTTGTTCATTTGCAGGTGACACCACCCAGGTGGTGGGGAACGCAGTAGGGGATGTTAGGCGTCGGTGTCGCGGCGAGTGCGACGGCCATTATCAGCAGGAAGAGGGGCCACAGAGGCGAGGCCGAATGGAAAATCGGCACGGGCTTTGGCGGCTTTGGCTTCTTCCTCCGTGGCGAACACGGAGGCGAGCTTGAGGCTGTAGGTCGTGTCATTCAGCTTCCTGTTGAGGTAGGCTCGGGCACCTGGGAACTGGATGCGGACTACGAAAGCCATTCCTGCTCCAGTAGGGCGATGGTCCCTTGGTCGATGTGGCGTTCGATGGCCCACAGGGCCTGATTGGTCGTCAGCCCTTCGCGGGTCATGGCCCGCAGCAGGCGATTGAGGCGGAACTGAATGCGGATGGTCTCAATGAAGGAAAGCATGGCTACGCCAGATAGAGGTGGACAGGTTCTTCGTCGTGGCCGCGCAGGTGAACTTGATCACCATTAGCCTTCACCAGCAGACCGGTAAGACCGGTCGGGCTTTTCCACCACCGCAGGTAATCGCCATGCTCGGCAACACCTGCAAGCTCACTGGAGATGGTGATGGCGTCGAAGTCTTCGCCCAGGACAGCGACTGCGCTGCCGTTACGCTCGTCGATGCCGAACCACTCAGGGACGACCATCATCATGTAGTTGGTGCAGTTGTAGACACGACCAGGGATGCGTTCAGAAGACATGAATGTTCTCGGTTGGTGTTTGCGGTGTTAGTCGAGGAGCGATTCATCAATCGCGATAACCCAGTCCCAGCCGGGGTACTCGGTGTTGGTCAGGGCGGCCCAGAAGCGCTCGGGGGACTGAGCTCCCTGAACGTGGGCAAGCCAGGAGCGAAACAGAGTGGCAGTGACGGACATCAATGAATCTCAAACTCAATGACCGTATTTTGCGGGACTGCGTTCCGACTGTGCAACTGTTCGTAACAATCCGTAACACAGTCCGAGGATGGCACAATGGTCCCGCAGCATTGCATTGCGCCATGATCCGACACGAATATCAGACCCCGACTGGCCCGGCCTACTACTGGACCCCGACTGAGGCCGAGGTCCGCGAGGAGGTTGCAGCGTCCCTGAACCACGTCTCTGGCGGTTGGGACCTTGCCGAGCAGGTGGCCCGGCCTGGGCGACTGGAGAAGTGGTACGCCCTAAACGGACGCCACGACCCCGGCCATCCCATGCACGGTCTGTTCACCGGTCTCGCCGATGTCTACGGCGGGAAAGCTCCGTTCTAGAACGGAACGTCTTCTTCGGCGGGGACGACCTGCCCGCCGAAGTTAGCGGCCAGCTGCTGGGCACCGGCGGCAACGGGGGTGGGAGCAGGGGCCTGCGCGGCTCGAGCAGCCTCGATGGCCTTGGCGGTCTTGTAGTCCTCGCTGACCTGAATCGAGAGATAGGTTTTCCCTGACTGGCTGGTCTTCTTCCACCCGGCCAGCTTCAGGGGAATCTCACCCCGTTCGTTCGGCTGGGCTGCGGTCAGGTACTCGATGAGTTCAGGGACCAGGGTGGCGGGGACCGACATCACGCCGTCGTAGGCCGGGTAGTTCGTGGCCGGGTTGAACCGGTCACCCAGGCGGGCTTGCAGGTCGGCGGCGGTTTGGTGGAAGAGGGCGGCGGAGAACTTCATGATTTCATGCTGAGTAACAACTGCCCGATACTGCGGCCTCGGAGCCGGGCCGGGGAGGTTAGCCGTTGCTGCGACGACTCTGCGCTTCATAGGCGATGACATCGGCCAGCGGATACAGAACACGCCCGCCAATCTTGATGAAGGCTGGTCCCTTCCTCTCGCTGCGCCAGTTCGCCAGGGTGGTGGCGGATATCTGTCCGCGCCACCGGCCAATCAGTTCTTTGACTGTCAGATACTCGGGCTCAGAACGGATCGGTGTCATTGGACTCCTCTACAATCACCTGATTGAGTTCTTCGACCGATGCGGTCGGGATTGCCCGCTGCACGGGCACTTCGGCTGCGTCGATTTCGACAATCTCATCAGCCGTATAGACGCCCATCAAAACGTCCGGGGCGTACAGCCTGCCAAAGAAGGCAGCAGCGCGATAGCGCAGCATCAGGTCGGGCATCGTCACCCATTTGCTGCCACTTTTCGCCAACCAGCCCTCGGATTTCGCCATCGCGATGCTGACCGGCGGACCCTCCAGAATTTCGCCGGTCCCCTTCTCGGGGGCGTAGGCTGTCACAACTCGACCTTCGCCTTCGCCCTCAACCCGGAACCGCAGGGGGCCGAACCGACCGCAGCTGTTGATGGCGGCGATGATGAACTGGGACGACCACGACGGTTTGCCGTGGATGATGTTGAGGTTCTGCATCACCATCAGCGGTGATGCGCCGATGCGCTGGGCAATCTCAAGGGCCAGCATCGTGTTGCTGACGTTGTTGCGGTACTGGGGCGGCACGAGGTCCGATGCCGCCAGACACTTCGCCATCCGCTGGGCCAACTCGAACGACCCGGCAGAAGCAAACGCTCCACCCTGGGTGCCCATCGGAGCGGACTCGACACGAACGATATCAGACATCACTACGATCCTTTGCCCACTTGGGCAGAGACAGAACTTGCGCGGTGTCACCGTAGCCGGGCCACTTGCCGGTGGCGCGACATTCGGCAATCAGATTGAGACAGCGACGGGCTTCCCGCCCCCCGGCGGCAACCATTTCAGGGTCGGCAAGGTAGACGGCAACCGCGTAGGGCGGCTTCTTCTCAACAGCGATGAAGACGAAGCCCTGGGGCTGGCCGCCATATGAGCGAACGCCATCGAGATACCAGCTGGCCTGGACGTGATACCGGAAGTTCCACGCCGACTTCGCGAACCCGGCAGGGCTGGCATCCTCGGTGGTCTTCAGGTCGAGAATCCATTCGTCGCTGATTGTGCGGTCTGGGCGGCACTTGCATTCGATGCCAGTAGCGTCGTCCGTCCAGAACAAAGACGCCTCGGTCAGACCCTGCTGAGCCAGCAGCTTCGATGCCCCCCGGTGGGATTCAATCGCTGCTGCCATGCCGTCAATCTGCGCCCAATCGGCAGCAGACAGCAGTGTCTTCCCCTCGGCCTCGGCTTCCGCCCAGGCGTCTTTCCCCGCCTTGGTGCGGCGGTCCACTGCCGGGGCCAGAGCATACTCGGCAGCGAATAGCTCGGGTTCCAGTACCCGAGCGTGGAGAGCAGTCCCCAGCATCATCGCGGGGGTAGGGTCGGGAACGACCCGGTCCTCGGCCACGTACCGGGACCAATAGTGGAGCGGCGACCGGGCCACCTGATCGAGGTGGCTCTTCGATACCGCTGGGTGCGCGTGGTACTCGGTGTTGTTCATAGCTCCCTAGAACGCTTCCCTGTCACGATATCACGGAACTTCCCTAAAGTTCATCGGAATTACTTGGAGTTCCGAGTAATTCCCGTAACTTATGCAATAATCAGCGGTAACGCCCGCCACTGTTGGGTTACAACCCAAGGTGAGCGGGGTCAACCGTGAATAACGCATGAGAGTTCTACTTAGGGATTACCAACAGAGTGCTGTGGAGCAGGTCCGGGGCGCGTTCGCCCAGGGTCGTAAGGCTCCGCTGCTGGTGCTGCCCACCGGGGGCGGCAAGACTGTCTGTTTCTGCTACGTCGCAGAACAAGCCTCGGCCAAAGGTCGCCGGGCTCTGGTGCTGGTCCACCGGCAGGAACTGCTGAAGCAGTGTTCCGCTGCTCTGGACCGTCTCGGGGTTCAGCATGGCTTGATTGCCGCTGGGTGCCGGTTCGCTCCGTACTCCGTGCAGGTCGCATCCGTGCAGACCTTGGTGCGACGGATGGACAGGCTGCCCTGGCAACCGGACCTCATCATCATCGATGAAGCCCACCACGCTGTTGCAGGCTCCTGGCGCAAGGTCATTGAACACTACAGCGGTGCCAAGCTGCTGGGCGTCACCGCGACTCCGGTGCGCCTTGACGGCAAGGGGCTGAAGGATGTGTTCGACTCGATGGTCATCGGGCCGACTATCGCCGACCTGACCGCGATGGGGTTCCTCAGTCCGACGCGCATCTATGCGCCGCCGACGAAGCTGAACCTCAAAGGCATCCGCACCCGTGGCGGCGACTACGACATCAAGCAGGTGGCCGAGGCGATGGACGCCCCGTCCATCACGGGTGACGCGGTCGAGCATTATCGCCGCATCTGCCCCGGCGTCCCGGCTATCGCGTTCTGCGCCACCGTGGACCACGCCAAGCACGTCGCCGAGCAGTTCCGTGCTGCTGGCTTTCGGGCTGAGTCCCTCGACGGCTCGATGGACAGCAGCACCCGCGCCCGGCTGATTGATGACCTGGGCTGCGGTCGCCTTAACGTCCTGACCAGCTGCGAAATCGTCAGCGAGGGCACCGACATCCCGGTGGTGACGGCGGCGATTCTGCTCCGTCCCACGAAGTCCGAGGGTCTCTACCTCCAGCAGGTGGGCCGGGTGCTGCGTCCTGCTGAAGGAAAGAAGTACGCCATCATCCTCGACCACGTCGGGAACGTTCTCACCCACGGTCTGCCCGAGGAAGACCGCGAGTGGAGTCTCGACGGAAAGAAGAAGCGCGAAGGCAAGAAAGCGCCTTCGGTGCGTCAGTGCCCGAAGTGTTTCGCGGCTCATCCGCCCGCTCCGAACTGCCCTGCCTGCGGGCATCAGTACGTCGGTGAACGACGGGAGATTCAGGAAGTCGCCGGGGAGCTGGTGGAGGTTCGCAGTCGGTTCAAGCCAGGAGATCGCGTTGACAGATTGAATATCGCCGTGACCAGATTGAAACGCCGTGACGCATGGGACATCGACGTGGCCGTTTTTAAGGGCTACTGCGACGACGTGGGGCGGCCTGATTCCGCTTATTTGGAATACCACAACAACCCTGGCTACTCCTATCAAGCTCTCCTTGCTCACCTAAGATTGTCCAGCTCGGCACGCTTCCGCGAACAGGGCTCTGCTCAGACCCTGGAGCAGCTGATTCAGCTGGGTCGGCAGCGGGGATACAAGAACCCCGTCGCCTGGGCGCAACACGTCTATGGCGCACGTCGCAGTCGCGCCGCTGTGGGGTGGGCGTGATGAGAGTTCTCGTTGCCTGCGAATATTCGGGCACCGTCCGCGATGCCTTCATCCGGGGCGGGCACGACGCGATGAGTTGTGACCTGCTGCCCACCGAGAGTCCGGGGCCTCACTACCAGGGCGACCTGTTCGATGTCATCGATTACCCGTGGGACCTTGCTGTGTTTCATCCCGAATGCACTCACCTTGCAGTGAGTGGCGCGAGGTACTTCGCCGAGAAGCGACTGAATGGTCGCCAGCAGGCGGCAGCCGCATTCTTCATGCGACTTGTCCGCCGCTCCGAACACATCCCGATGACCGCTATCGAGAACCCGGTCTGCGTGATGTCGTCGCTGTACCGGAAGCCCGACCAGGTGATTCAGCCGTGGATGTTCGGGCACCCGGAATCCAAGGCGACCTGCCTGTGGCTTAAAGGGCTGCCGCCGCTGGAGCCGACGCAACTGCTGGACAAGCCGGAATCCGGCTACTGGGAAAACCAGACGCCGAGCGGCCAGAACAAGCTGCCGCCAAGCCCTGACCGGTGGAAAGACCGCGCTCGAACCTACCAAGGCATCGCCGACGCAATGGCGGCTCAGTGGGGGGCACTCAGTGTCCAACCCTGAGTCACACGTCCAAGCTGCTGTCTGGTCCACCATCGGTCACCTGCCGGGCATCAGGGTGTTCCGAAACAACGTGGGAACGGCTGCCACCAAAGACGGTCGTTTCATCAAGTTCGGACTCTGCCCCGGCTCGTCTGACCTCATCGGCTGGACCGAATACGTCATCGCCCCCGAAGACGTTGGTTGCCGGGTTGCTGTGTTCACAGCCCTGGAAATCAAGACAGCGACTGGCCGGGCCACCTGTCAGCAGAAAGCGTTCATCGACGCAGTCCGCAACTCCGGTGGCATCGCCGGTGTTGTTCGGAACCCTCAGCAAGCCATCGAACTACTAGAGAGCTACCAACCGTGATCAAGATTCTCTGCGCCAAAGACCTGACCCAAGCCGCGCCCGATATGTGGCTGTGCTACCTCAACCCGAACGCCATCGCCTGGGTTGAAATCCGCGACGACTGGAAATGGAAGCCGGGCAGTCCGTTCTGCGGTGAGCCAGTCGCCATCGTGCGGTTCAATGTCACCCGTGGCGATATCGACCGGTTCCGCGAACTCAATCGATTCAGCGCACACGTCGTCTACGTCGTCGGTCGCGACCGCATCGACGACCTCATCGCCGCTCTGGAGGATTGCTGATGTCGCCCCTTGCCGAACTGTTCGTCACGCTCACCCACGTCCGGTACGAGGGTGACCATACCGAGGCGGCAGCCCGCGCCTGGGCTCGGAACATCGAAGCCTGGGCCACGCACCAGATCCGGTACTACTGCTGGGACTTTCTCACCGCAGAACGGACCGTCGCCCGCGTGCGGGACTTAGCGAAGCAGCCCTAAAATCCGAAACGCCCACCGGGGAGCGTCGGTGGGCGTTCGTTGAATTCTTCCCAAGCCATTATGCAACACGTACAGACCGCACCCCTTCAGTGGCCTGAGATTGACCGTGATGCTGCACTTCAGCACCTGGCGGCGGTCGGCTATATGCCGTCAGAGACCGTCGTTATCGCCATCTATCCTCCCGAACTAGGCCAGCGGTGCTACCACCGGGTCTACGACGTGGATGACATCGACTGGCGCGAACTGGAGTCACTCATCCGCGACCGCCCCCACTATTCCATCGGGTTCGTCGTGAACCCTGGCGGCACCAAGATTTCGCACATCCGTGAGTGCCGGGCTCACTTCTTTGAGTTCGACAACATCCCGCCCGAGCAGCAGCTTGAGGCGTGGCGGACCTTTGACCTGCCGCACCCGACATTGCAGGTGGAGACGGGCGGCAAGTCCGTCCACCAGTACTTCCGACTGGTGCAGGGCGACGACCCGACCCAATGGCGCAAGCGTCAGGAACGGCTGCTGCACGACCTGCTGGCCGGGGAGAGCGACAACTCACTGGTGAAACCCAATCAGGTGCTGCGGCTGGCAGGGACGTGGCACCCGAAGACTCGACGCATGGCCCGCATCGTGTCGATGACGGGTGAGATGTTCACCACCGGCCAGATTGAAGCCTGCCTGCCCGCTGTGCAGGAACCCGAGAAGGTGGTTCCCCTCGCCCCTCGGACGCACGACCCTGACGCGACCCGTGAACGCTACCTGAGTGCCCTGGAGCACGTTCCACCCCGTGGCAAGGCTGGCGACGGTGGCTACCCGAACGCTTTTCGGGTGCTGTGCGCCTTGGTGAAGGAATTCGGCCCCGCCGATGCGGAAGCCATCGCCGAACGCTGGTCGCCATCAGACCCGCGCAACGGCTGGAGCATCCCGGCGAAAATCCGCTCCATCATCGAGATGGGCTCCATCCGCTCTGACGGGGGCACCATCATCGGCATCGCCCGTGAAAACGGCTGGCAAGACCCCTGGCAACGTCGGATGGTACAAGCCCTCCCAGACCGCCCCCGAGCGGCCTCCGTGCCCCCCTCGGGACCCGACGAGGACCTTAACGACGATGACGATGACGACGGCGACGTTGAGCGTCCCAGTACCGTGCTGCTGTCGTCGCTGACGAAGAACTCCGACTTCCTGCCGCTGGTGCTGCGCTACGTCTTCAAGTGGCCGGAAACTCCCTGGGTCTGCGTCGAAGACAAGCTCTACCGCTGGTGCGGCACTCACTACGAATTGGTCGAAGACAGTCAGGCGGCACCCGCTATCGCGGAGTTCCTTGAGCAGCTGGCTGTCGTCCCGTCGTCCGGTGTTGGTGAGGTGACGCACCCCTTCGCCCGGCCCCGCTACGTCCGCGAGTCCCTGGAGTGGTTCCGCCAGAAGCTGGGGGAAGCCGAGGCCAATCCGGCGAACGCCATCAACTGCCGCAACGGTGTTGTTAGCTGGTCCTGGGACGGCGACGACCTGCTGGTCTCCTTCGACGCTCACAGCCCCGCCAGGGTGTTCACCTACGTCACGGGGTACGACTACAAGCCCGACATCGACCGGGAGCCGATGAGCCAGCTGCTGGCAGCCCTCAACGATGACCAGCGCACCACGATTCAGCGGGCTCTGGGCTCCAGCCTCGACCTCGCGAAGTACAGGGCCCGGCGTGGTCGTCCCCGTGCGCTGCTGATGCTCGGTGGCGGCTCCAACGGCAAGGACACCATCCGAGGTGTGATGCAGGCTGCGCTCGGTGACCGCAAGGCGACCATCTGCTCGATGTCCGACTTCCGGCAGTACGACCAGGGACGGAAGTTCCCTCTCGCCCCGCTGCGCGATTCCTCGCTGAACTGGCCTTCGGAGAACACTGAGTTCGTCTCGGTGGACGACCTTCAGTCGGTGAAGTCCGCCATCAGCGGCGACCCGCTGTCGTGGGAAGTGAAGGGCTGCCAGGAGGAATCGTTCATCCCCTCCTGCCTGCTGGTGTTCAACTGCAACAAGCCGCCCCTCCTCTCCGGTGCCGATGAAGCCGTCCGCACCCGCTGGTACGTCTGCGAGTTCGGCAAGACGTTTACCAGCAGCCCCACCAAGCCCGACGAATTGCAGGCTGACCCCCGATTCAAAGACGACCCGGACTTCATCACCAGGGAATTGGCCCCCGCCTTCCTGCTGTGGCTGCTGGAGGGGCTCCAGGCTGCCGTGAAGCACGGCATCGACTATTCCTCTGGCGGGGTGGCGATGACGAAGGTCCGAGCCCTCTCCTGCCACCTCTGGGGCTTCGCCGAAGACTACAACCTCATCGCAGACCCTGACGGCTCCATCTACGTATCGGCGCTCTACGACGCCCTGAAGCACTGGTACACCACAGAGGGAGTCATCGACGGCAATGGCCGCTGGGTTGAGGGTGTCCTGCCAGACAAGCCCGTCAAAGCAGCCCACAACCTAGTGGAACGACTGCGAAGCGTCTTCCCAGGAGTCAAGACATCGAAGGAGCCAGTCACCAAACGCTCAGTCATCCACGGAGTGAAGCAAGCATAAATACTCAGCCCGGCATGACCGGGCTTTTCTTTTGGGAGCCTGTTGGGAGCCTGTTGGAAGCCTGCCGGGATTGCGACTTTCCTTGCTGTGACTAGGTTTGGGAGTCCGGGAGCCTGTTTTCTAAGTTGAAATGAAAAATAAATAGAGAGCCAGAACAGGGATCGTGTGAGCTACGCACTACGTGTAATAAAAAGAGAGCGAAATAGGCTCCCGGACTCCCAAAGCCTGTCAGGGACTGGGTTTTGGGCTCCCAGATGGGGTTCTAACAGGCTTCCGGGAGCCTCCCGCGCCGCGCAGTGTCACAATGAAAGCGCCCCGGCGGTCCTGGCAGACCCCGAGGCGTGACCACCTATCGGTACTAGGCGATGGGAGCCATTCTACGTGTGGCGGACCTTGAGTTCCGCTCAAAAGCTGCCATTCATCGATGGGCCAGGGAGACGCTGGCGCAGTACACCCACAAGGGGCCGATACCGGAACCGGACCATAGTCGAGTGATGGCTCTACTACAGCGGCATCCCCGCTCGGCTGAGAAGATTGGCTGTGGCGTTCAGCACTTCATCGTTGCGCCGCCGATTGGCATGAAAGGCGTGTGCTTCCATGCTGTTCGCGTTGATGGGTCGGTTGCCACGTTCAGCTACAAAACTGCTGCTGACGCCAAAGATGGAACGTTTGCTGCCGATTTTAGTGCGGCTGCACGTCACACCATTGCGGACGAAGTCGCGGCTGTCCGCCGAGCATGGTTTGCACGGTTCCCTGAAGGCAATGCAGTATGCGCCGCCACAGGGGAGCCGATTCTGCCTCACACCTGTGAGGTTGATCACCAAGGGCGCTACGAGTTTGCCGATATCTGCAAGTTGTTCCTGCGTGCCTACCGCATCGACCTCAGCCGCGATTTGCTGTCCGACCCACTCACTCAGTGGCGATTCCGCAACTTTCATCGGGTGATGGCACGGCTTGTTGTCGTGAGTCGTGACTACCACCGGGGGCGGTCGCGGCAGAGGCAGCGGGCGTTACCCTAATCACAGGCATGGGGTGCCTGCGGGGGCTTCGGCCCCCACCCCTGCTCTGGAGGCACGATGGCTACCGTTGACCTGAACGAGAACCTCTCGCAAATCATCCAGTCGCTGAACGTGCTGGAGCGCCAGCAGATACCCTTTGCGGCTGCTCGGGCCCTCACCCGCGTCGTGGCTGAGTTCTCACGGGACATCCTGCCCCAGGTGCTGGAGTACCAGCTGCCCGAAGGGAACCCCACGCCCTTCACGAAGCGGGGTGGCCGGTACATCCCCGCCGACAAGCAGAACCTCATGGCGGTCTTCTACCTCGCGCAGCTTCAGGACCGCTACCTCCGGTTCCAAGTCCGGGGCGGCACCCGGATCCAGAAGGGCTTCGAGAAGAAGTACGAGTCCATCGCCAAGACCATCGAGCGACGCAAGCTGGTGCCCGGCAAGGGTGCGAAACTCAACCAGTACGGCAACGTCAGCCGCGCCACCATTGAGCGCATCGGCCAGGAACTGGAGAAGCCCAACGGCAGGGTCTACGTCGGGCGGCTGAAGAACGAGAAGCGCACCTTCGGCATCTGGCAGCGGTACAAGGCCAGAGGGGCCGATGGGAAGATGGTCGGCAGGGTTCGCGCCATCTTCGTGGAGCCGCCCCAGGAGCCGTCCTATCAGCAGACGCTGCGGCTTCGCGATGCCCTGGAAAACTACGCGAAGAACAAGTTCGAGTTCCACCTGCGAGTCGGGCTGGCCCTGTACCCGGAATAGGGACCGGCGACGGCGTTAAAGGGACCTGCTGAGGCGTTAATTCGCGGGGGAGGCTTCACATACACGCCAGACGGTAATAAGGGCCCGGCCCGGCCTACGCGCGTGTGGAGGGGGTACCCTCATACAACCTCACAGGCATATGGTCATATGCCCATAGAGGAATATCCTTCCTGGGGATATGCGGATATTCCCCAAGAGGAATGTTCGGAAAATTTTTTCCGATTGCCCCCGTTTCCGTTCGGACTGTGTTAGGATGCACGTAGTGCGGCTGGCCCAAGCCATGCCTGCCGCCGCCCCGAACCTCGACAACCGAACCCCCGGCACCGACCGGACGCCCACCGCCTGCCCAGGCGCGGGCCCGCCAACCCTATTGAGATTTCCAACCATGACTGAGCAATTCACCACCGAACAGCTCCAGGAGGTCGCCGCCGCCCTGCCGGCGCTGCGGCAGGCGATGACCGAGCACCATGCCCATATCCGCGATGCCCGCATCCGCTGCGAGTCGCTGATAGACCGCCTCCAGGCCAGCATCGAACGCGACAGAGTCTGGCTTGCCGAACGGCAAGCCGAGACGGCACGGCTGATAGCCGAGACCGACGCGATGCTGGCTCGCTGGGATGCCGAAGACGCAGCCCTAGACGCCTAGACCGACACTGGGGCCCGACCAGGGCCCCGACCCGACCCAATCACTAAGGAATCGACCGATGCCCGACCGTCTCACCCGTTACCACCGCCGCGCAGTCTGGGCAGCAGAGCTAACTCTGCTGCTGCTGGCACTGCTGCTGTCCGTCGTCACCGACGCCGCTATCTGGGCGGCACCCAGGCTAGGCAGGCTAGCTGGCCGCGCCTGCCGTCTGGGCCGCCGCCATTGGCCCACAGTCCGGGCGGTAGCCGAGACAGTCCGCCTCACCGTCGTCCGGTTCGTCTGGGCCCAGGCAGGCTACAGTCCCGCGCCAGTGCAGCCCCGACCCGTCGTCGTCGCCGCCGTCGTCGCCAGGGCACTCCCTAGCCTGCTGCCGTCCCTTACCCGTCGTCAGCTGTTGCGAGTAGCTCGAGCTGTCCGTCTGCCCAACTACTCCCGACTGACCACAGACCACCTTCGCTCTGCACTGGGTGCAGCTTGAGCCGTGTTCCCAATCGTTACCGATTGCTATGAAATCCATTTCCTGCGGTGGTGTGACCTGTACCGCGTCACCGACCGCGATGGCTTCCCCCAGGGAACCTATGAGTCACTCGCTGAGGCCCTGCACTTCGCCCAGGTGACACTATGCGCTGGCTGATGCTGCTGCTGCTGCTGTTCCCTGCCGGTCTAGTCGACCGCCCGCAGGGGGCAGCCCCGACCGACCGACCGCCCATAACGTCGCTGCATCCGTAGCGCCGACCGACCGACCGACCGACCGATTGATTTTGTGATTCTGCCGACTGCCATGATTTACCGTTTCACCCGTGTTTCCTCCAACCGCAAGACCGGTCCGATCCCGGTCACTATCACTACCCGTCTCAGCTGCGCTGAATCCTGCCCGTACCGTGGCAACGGATGCTACGCGGAATCGTGGCCGCTCCGCAGCCATTGGGATGCAGTGACAGAAGGACGCGGGAACAACGTTGATATCGACGGACTCTGCCAGGAAATCCGCAAGCTTCCCCACGGGCAGCTATGGCGGCACAACCAAGCCGGTGACCTACCCGGCATCGGCGACAGCATCGATGCTTCTGCTCTGGGCCGTATCGTCGCCGCGAACCGAGGCCGTAAGGGCTTCACCTATACTCACAAGCCGATTTCAGACCCCGCCAATCTCGCCGCCGTTCGGATGGCGAATGACTGTGGCTTCATCGTGAACGTATCGGCCAACAGCCCCAGGGAGGCCGCTGCACTCCGCAAGCAGCATCCTGAGCTTCCGGTGGTTACGGTGCTGCCCACTGACCACACTGCCCGCCGTATCGACGTTGATGGGGTCGCCGTGGTAACCTGTCCGGCTGCACTGGACGATACCGACAGCATCACGTGCGCCAACTGCGGGCTCTGTCAGCTGAAAGACCGCCCGTACGTCGTCGGCTTCCCCGCTCACGGCACGTCTAAGCGCAAAGCTGATGCCATTGCGCGGGGGGAAGCCTAATCATGGCACTACTCACCCGTTGGGCCCAGGGACGGATTGCCTACTGGGAATCTGTCGCCGACTACCACCAGCGACGCGGCAACATCATCAAAGCGCTCCGCGCCAGCGCCCAGGCGAACCGCCTTCGACGCCTACTGTAGGGACCCGCCAGAACAATTAAGGCGCCTTCCCGGGCCCGCTAGGGCCCTCCCAGGGCCCGACCACACCGACCCCCACGGAATCCCCCCGTGGGGGTTTTTTGTTTGCGTACCCATATCCCGATATGCCCCGGCAGGAATATTCCTTCTGGGGCATACGTGCATCTGGGTATGACAGGGCCCTCCCAGGCGGGCCCGACTGGCAGGGCCCGACCGACCCGACCGACCCGACCGACCGTGCAGAGACTGCGATATCGCTGCATGACTGTGTGGTTATCGATGGATGGCAGGGCCCGACCGACCCGACTAGGGCCCCGACCGGCAGGGCCCCGACCCCAGCAGCCCCAGCCCCAGGCCCAGTCCGGGTCCTCCCGAGGGCGGACCGGCGGGGGTCGTTCGCGCGGCCCGATTTTCGGCTAGGCGTAGGCCCAGAGCCCAGTTATACCAAGGGTTCTGGCGATATACCCCCTCCCCGGATGCAGAGAATATGACTTTTGTCTAAAGTCATAGGCTTAGTCATAATGCTGGCATGGCAAGACTTTTCACTCAGTCACAGGCAGCGGCGATGCTTGGCGTTAGCCAGTCTGCAATCAGCCGCGCAATCCAAAATGGGCGTCTCAAGACCGTCAAAAATGACGACGGTAAGCCGTGTTTAGACGCCGATACGCTGCTGGATCAGTGGAATGCAACGACTTCGCGCCCGATAAAGGTGCGTAGCGACGGAACACTGCACAACCGGCACCAACGGAAGCCGCATCACCCGAACGACCCGTACAAGGGGGACTACGCCGCCACCCTGGCACTGCCTACTGGCTCGGATGTCCCCGACTATGCGGAGTCGAAAGCCAGGACGGAGTACCTGAAAGCGGAACTGCTGGAACTCCAGCGGCGGGAGAAGGAGGGGCAGCTGATTGATGCGGAGAAGCTGCGGAAGGATTCCTTCGCCCTCGGCAATCAGATGAAGGAACTGCTGATGGGCATCGCCGACCGGTTGGCGCATATGTGCGCGGCTGAGGATGACCCGGCGAAGGTCCACCAGTACATCACGGAAGAACACCGAAACGCTCTGAGGGCATTTTGTGACGCTGCTGATTGATGTCCGTGCATTCAGGGATGGCCTGCGCCCCCTGGAGCCGTTGACGGTGAGTGAGTGGGCCGACCGTTACCGGAAGTTGTCGAGTAAGGCATCCGCAGAGCCCGGCCCGTGGAAGACATCCCGCACCCCGTACCTGCGTGAGGTGATGGACGTGCTGTCGGCGGAAGACCCGACGCAGCGGGTGGTGTTCATGGCCGGTGCCCAGGTCGGAAAGACAGAGGCTGGGTCGAACTGGCTGGGGTACGTCGTCCACCATGCGCCCGGCCCGATGCTGCTGGTGCAGCCCACCGTCGAGATGGGTGAGCGTCTGGTGAAGCAGCGGCTGAATAGCCTGATTGCCGAAACCCCCGTCCTGGCCGAGCGCATCGCGAACCCGCGCAGCCGGGACAGCGGGAACACGATGACCAGCAAGGAATTCCCCGGCGGCATGATGTTGGTGACCGGAGCGAACAGTGCGACGGGGCTCCGGTCGACGCCTTGTCGCTACATCTTCGCGGACGAAATCGATGCTTTCCCGCAGGACGTGGACGGCGAAGGTGATCCGCTGTCGCTGGCTGAGAAGCGGGCCACGACGTTTGCCCGGCGCAAGATTTTCATGACCAGCACCCCCACGGTGAAGGGGCTGTCCCGCGTCGAGAGCGAGTACGAAATCAGTGACCAGCGGCGCTACTTCGTGCCGTGCCCTCACTGCAAGCACAAGCAATATCTCCGCTGGGCCAATATGCGCTGGACGGACGACGACCCGTACACGGCAGCCTACGCCTGCGAGTCGTGCGGCACCCTCATCGAGGAGCGGTACAAAAGCTGGATGCTGGTCAACGGTGAGTGGCGTGCGACCGCACCCGGCGATGGCCGCACGGTCGGATTCCATATCTCATCGCTCTACTCACCGTTGGGCTGGAAGTCTTGGGCCGACTGCGTGGCCGAGTTCCTGCGGTCGCGCAAAGACAGAGCGATGCTCAAGACGTGGGTGAACACCACGTTGGGTGAGACCTGGGATGACGAAGTCGGTGGCCGCGTCGGTGCCGAGGCACTGCGTGACCGGGTCGAGTTCTATCGAGCCGGGCGGCTGCCCGAGGGTGCCTGCGTCGTCACGATGGGTGTGGACGTGCAGGACAATCGCCTCGCCGTCAGCACCTGGGCGTGGGGCCACGAAGAGGAAGGCTGGCTGCTCGACCACGTCGAGATATTCGGCGACCCGGCCCGGCCAGAGTTGTGGAAGCAGCTGGATGAGATGCTGAACCGTCCCATCCCCCGCGAGGATGGCCCACCGGTTCGCGTCCGGGTCTGCGCCATCGACAGCGGCGGGCACTTCACCGCTGAGGTGTACCAGTTCACGCGGGAGCGGAAGCACCTGGGCGTCATCGCCGTGAAGGGGCAATCGCAGCGAGGCAAGCCGCCCATCGGCAAGCCTGCGAAGGTGGACATCAACTACAAGGGCAAGTCGCTGAAGAAGGGTGCCGAGGTGTACCCGGTCGGCTCCGACACCGTGAAATCGACGATTTACGGGCGGCTGCGGCACAACGAACCCGGACCGGGATTCCTCCACTTCCACGCCGACGTGCCCGTCGAATACTTTGAGCAGCTGACATCCGAAGTGCAGAAGGTTCGCTACCAGCGCGGGTATCCCATCCGCGAGTGGACGCTGAAGCCCGGCCAGCGTAACGAAGCACTTGACTGCGCTGTCTACAGCTACTCAGCACTACAACTGCTGTATACACGCTACGCACGGCAGACGTTCTGGCAGCAGATGCAGGAGGAACTGGAAGCCGGAAAGATGAATCACAGTGATTCAGAAGCCAGATTGCAGCAGTCTCGCGCCAGACGTACCATTGGGACAGGCCCGTCGTTTGTGACGAACTGGTAATGAGCATCCCTACTGTTATCAGAGCAGGCGACACGGTCGTTTGGACCGACCGTTCGGGTCGGGACAATCTTGGCAATCCTGTAACCTCGGCTGACTACAGCCTGACGTACTATCTGCGGACCAATGCGACATCTGAGGGGGCCACGGTCGTCGGCACCCCGGAGAACGACGGGTGGCGGCTCACTATTCCCGCAGCCACGTCGGCTAACTTCGATGCTGGCGTCTGGTTTTTCCAGGCTGTTGCGGCTGGGAACGGTCAGACCCTGACGCTGGGTGCTGGTCAGTTCACTGTCGAGGCGTCTCTGGCCTACTCAGGTCAGCCCGGTGCCTACGATGGCCGGTCGCAAGCGCAGAAGGATCTCGATGCCGTTCAGGCGGCGATGCGGGCGATGATTTCCGGTGGTGCCGTGCAGCGGTACACCATCGGAAATCGTGAACTGTGGAAGATGACCGTCGCTGACTTGATGGCGTTGGAATCGAAGCTGAAGGCTGACGTGGCCCGCGAGAAGAAAGCCGAGTTGATTGCCAATGGCCTCGGCAACCCCCATGCCGTCTTCGTGAGGTTCTGACGTGGGCATCCGTTCCGCAATCCGTGAGCTATTCCGCCCCGAGAGACCGCCCCGCATCCGACGTTACCAGGGGGCTGACATCAGTCGCCTCACCAGCGACTGGGTGACCAGCGGCACCAGCGCAGACAGCGAAATCAAAGGCAGCCTGCGCACCCTGCGCAATCGAGCCCGGCAGCTGGTGCGGGACTCTGACTTCGCCCGGCAGGCTCTGCGCAGCATCGAGAACAACGTCGTCGGCCAAGGCATCGGGTTTCAGTCCCAGGTGCGGATGCAGCGTGGCGGCGGCCTGAATGAGTCCGTCAACGACGCCATCGAAGAAGCGTGGCGTCGGTGGTGCCGGAAAGACTCCTGCGATGTGGCCGGAAAGCTGTGCTTCTCCGACATTGAGCGACTGGCTATCCGCAGCGTCGCGGAGTCGGGTGAAGTGATTGTGCGGCTGGTGAAGCAGCCGTTCGGCAGCAGCCCGGTCCCTCTGGCTCTTGAAATCATCGAGGCGGACCTGCTGCTGGATGATTTCAACGGTCGGTCACCGGAGACCAACAACGAAGTCCGCATGGGCGTCGAGGTGAACCGGTGGGGTAGGCCCACTGCGTACTACTTCCACCAAGGGATGCGGCACCCCGGCGACTATCAGTTCACGGCGCAGGACTTCAGCCGGGCGAAGTACGTCCGCATCCCCGCCGATGAAATCATCCACCTGTTCCGTGTCGAGCGGCCCGGCCAGAATCGTGGGGTGACGTGGTTCGCCTCCACCATCCAGCGGATGCACCATCTGGCGGGCTACGAAGAAGCCGAGGTCGTCGCTGCTCGGGCAACGTCGAGCCTGATGGGGTTCATCACGTCACCCGAGGGCGAACTGTACGGGGATGACGTTGTCGAGGGGCAACGGGTCACTCAGTTCGAGCCCGGCGTGTTCCGGTATCTGGAACCCGGCCAGCAGGTCACCATCCCGCAGATGTCCCGCCCCGGTGGTGAGTTCGACCCGTTCATGCGGGCGATGCTCCGGGCCGTCGCAGCGGGTGTGGGCTGCTCCTATGAGTCCATCAGCAAAGACTACAGCCAGACGAACTACTCATCCTCGCGGCTGTCGCTGCTGGATGAACGGGACTCCTGGCGGGTGCTGCAAGACTGGCTCATCGAGAACTTCAATCAGGTCGTCTTCGAGAAGTGGCTCGACATGGCCGTTCTGAGCGGCACGTTGAACCTTCCCCGCTACGAAATCGACCCGACGATGTACCGGCAGCCGCGATGGATGCCGCGTGGCTGGTCCTGGGTGGACCCGCAGAAGGAAATCAACGCTTACAAAGAGGCGGAAAAGGCGGGGTACATCACCAAGTCCCAAATCATCGCTGAATCCGGTGGAGACATCGAAGAAGTGATGCAGACCCGTCGCCGCGAACTGGATCTGGCTGAGAGTCTGGATCTGGCGTTCGACACCGACGGCGCACCCCCGGTGCAGGAAACGACGCCTGCTCCGATTCAGGGGACAGAACCATGACATACACTGAAACCATGAAACTCGGCAAACTCACGCGGGCGGCAGCGTTTTCCGAGCCGCAAGTCGATAGCGATACCCGGACGATGACGTTCTCGTTTTCGTCAGAGTATCCCGTTGAACGGTGGTTCGGGACAGAGGTTCTGTCTCACGACCCCGGCGCGGCTAATCTCGCCCGTCTCAACGACGGGGCTCCGCTGCTGTTCAATCACAACATGGATGAGTACATCGGTGTTGTGGAACGCGCATGGCTTGAAGGAACCCGAGGCTACGCCACGGTGAAATTCAGTCAGAACGAGCGTGCCCAGCAGATTCTGCAAGATGTCCAAGACGGCATCCTGCGGAACGTCTCCTTCGGTTATCGAGTCAACAAGATGGCCGAAGAAGACAAGGGCTCCTATCGCGTCAGTGATTGGGAGCCTTTGGAGCTAAGTCTGGTCACCGTACCTGCGGATCCGACCGTCGGAATCTCGCGGTCGGACGATGGCGAGGCTACCGACGTTGAGGTGACGCCCCTGGTGGAGCCCGACGACGAACCCCCGGCAGCCGCCGACAATGTAAACGAACAACAGGAAACCGAACGCATGGAAACCCCTGACGTTTCTGTTATTCGGGCCGAAGCGGCGGAAGCCGAGCGGACCCGTATCGCCTCCATCAACGCACTGGGCGAGAAGTTCAGCCAGCCCGACCTCGCTCGTCAGCTGATTGAGTCCGGTCGCTCCCTGGATGACGCCCGTGCTGCTTTCCTTGACAAGATGGAAATCCGCACCGAGCCTGTCGGTCGGTCTGCTCATCTGGACCTGACCGAGAAGGACCACAAGAACTACAGCCTCATCCGCGCCATCCGCGCCAGCGTCACCAACGACTGGACCAAGGCTGGCTTTGAACTGGAATGCTCCCGCGAAATCGCCAGCCGCACCGGTCGCGAGACCAGCGGTTTCTTCGTGCCGATGGAACTGCGGGCCACCTACAACACCGGCACCGCCACCCAAGGCGGCAACCTCGTTGCCACCGACCTGCTGGCTGCCAACTTCATCGAAATCCTGCGCAACCGCGCAGTGGTGATGAACCTCGGCGCGACCATGCTGAGTGGTCTGGTCGGCAACGTCGATATCCCCAAGCGGACCGGCGTGACCAGCACCTACTGGGTTGCTGAAGGTGCTGACATCACCCAGAGCGAAGGCACCTTCGGGAAGATTTCTCTCACCCCGAAGACTGTCGGCGCTCGGTCCCAGATGACCCGCCAGATGATGCAGCAGGGCACCCCTGATATCGAAGTGCTGGTGCGCAACGATATCCTGGCCCAGATGGCTCTGGCCCTCGACTCCGCTGCTCTCCAAGGCACCGGCTCCAACGGCCAGCCTCGCGGCATCCTGAACCAAGCTGGCATCAACAGCGTGGTGGGCGGCACCAACGGTGCAGCCATCACCTTCGACCACATCATCGACCTTGAAGGCTCCATCGATGTGGACAATGCGCTGGAAGGCAGCCTGTACTACCTGACCAACGCGAAGGTCATCAACGCCCTCAAGAAGCTGAAGTCCACCACTGGCGAGTACCTGTGGAACGGCACCGACAACCCGCTGACTGCTGGCACCGCTGGCAGCATCAACGGCTACCCGGTGGCCCGCACCAATCAGGTTCCCAGCAACCTGACCAAGGGTTCCGCCAGCGGCGTCTGCTCCGCTGTCGTGTTCGGCAACTTCAGCGACCTGATTGTGGGTAACTGGGGCGTGCTGGAAGTCCTGGCGAACCCCTACGGTGCTGGCTACAACAGCGGCTCCGTGGACATCCGCGCTATGCAAACCATCGACATCAACGTGCGTCGGCCTGAGTCCTTCGCCGTGATGACCGATGCTCTGACCAGCCTCTAATAGGGGATGGGGCCGGGTAACCGGCCCCCTTTGACTGACATGGCACAGTACAAAATTCGCGACGGCTTCTACGTCTTCATCGATGAGAACAACGACTTCGGTCCTGGCGAAGTTGTTGAACTGACCGAGGAGCAGGCGAAGCTGCATCTGCACAAGCTGGAGCCCGCCGAGGCTCCCAAGCGCCAGCGAAAGGCTGCTGCTGACGATGGCGCTGAGTGAAGACCTATCGGTGTTCCTCGCTGACTTCGGCGTGTCGGTGACTGCCGGGGCCGTGTCTGGCCTCGGCATTCTCGATATGCCGACCGAGGTGATTGCAGCAGGTCAAGTGCTGTCCACGGACTACGCTCTGACCTGCCGTGCTGACCAGTTCGGCCACCTGAAGTACGCCGACTCCGTTACCGTCGCTGGGGTCGCGTATACCGTCCGCGAGACGCGCCTACTGGACGACGGTGCTTTTGTTGAAATCGCGTTGTCGAAGGTGTGATATGGCTACTGTTCGCTCTGCTTGGGTCGTTGAGTCTTTACAGACACTGACCGCCGTTGGCGCTACCAACCCCCTAGAAATATCTGGGACGAACAGCACCTTCCAGGTGACAGTTTCCGGCATCGGCACGGATGTTGTCATCCGGCTTGAAGGTTCTGTGGATGGCGTCGGGTATTTCAACCTGAATGACGCAGGGACCAACTACACAATCACAGCGAACGGCACCTACGGTTATGGGCTTGGTGCTGCCTGCCCGGTCAGGTTCGTGCGTCTGGTACTGGTGTCGTTTTCTGGCGGGACTCCCAGTGTCGCCTGCGTCGTGGGGCAGATGTAATGCCAGCTCTTCGCGCTTCCATCAATTCATCAATTCG